CGGTGCCGAAGCCGTAATAGAGTCTGCATCGGTAGGTGGGAAGTTAGCATAACTATCCTTCCAAATGTCTATCACAATCGAACCACTCTGGTCAGCTAATAGCGTCGCCCGACTTATCGTACAAGCAAAGGGAATCTCCAGATGTCCCTTCTCCCCCGTCGTGATGGCGGAGCCGCCACCATCTATTATGATAGTGATGGCTCCAACATCATCACTAAAGAGTATCACTTTTTGCCAAGTAACAGCCATTAGCCTACGCCTCCTCCACTTTTAGGTTTCTTAGACCCAGTAATTGTTGTAGGGGCTTTCTCGCTTAGATTGGCCTCTTTCTGAGGCTCAGCAGCCTTGCCAAAGAATTTATCAAAGCAGTTTTGAAAGACCTCTTGCTTCAGCATCTCCAAAACAAGCAAGGCATTTTGGGGAGATGCCCCGACCTCTGTCAGGGCATCTTTTATCTTGTTATGCAAAATCCCCATTTCATCTTGGCGGGCTTCATCATACTCAGCCTCTAGGCTATCGAATAGCTTTTGTACGGCTCGCTCTATAACAGTTTGCCGATTCATGAGTCTCCTCTATGCAGCGCTAGTGCAAACATACGGGTGGCCTTCATCAGTTTGCCAGACCATTTTGCCCACAACTGGTGTTAGGGCATCTCTAGCTGTGGCATCGGCAACTGTGTGAATCACATGGTCTGTGGCTTGATTCCCAGCAAAGTCTAGGGCTGCAGACAAAGCCTCGATATGCTCACTACCCACGGCACCATCGGCTATCTTATCTCCATTTACAGCATCAGCACCAAGAGCCGTAGTATCAACAGCACCAGCAGCTAAGTGCTCAGTATCAACCACATCGTCTGCTATCAGGTCTCCTGAATCTATACAGTCGGCCCCCAAGTCATGTACATGGTCATTCCTCGACGCATCGGTTCCAGTTCCAGCCGCCGCTGCGGTGCCAACCGCTTCGGGTGCTGCATCGGATAAACTTGCCACTTCATCATAAAGTGCTACCTTTTTCCATTCTACTGCCATTTGTTTTTATTTGTTTCCTCCTTTTTATTTAAATTTCTATTGCAATATACAGATGCTTATCAGCTGTATTGTAAAATATATCCTTCTCAGACGGACTTTCAGGCAAAGTATCCCCGCTCGCAATTTCATGCGCCTCTTCATCATGGTATTCTGCTTTCGTCAGCTCATCCCCTATAGAAACGTGTTTTATTCCTTTCATCTTTTCCTCGCTTTGCCTTCTTTCTCTTTCGCTTCAGCATCGCATTTTCAGGCACTTCCCGGACTGCCATCTCTATCTCTACCTCTTTCATCTTATGTGTAAGTAAACGACTCCCTTTTTGCTATTTCCTGCGGCAGTGATAGCAATAGTTAATTTGCTGTTAGCCACGCCTGCCATGGATGCTGAAGCCACATATTCCGTGTCCGTGTCGCTGCGATTCGCAAGCGCCCCCAGAGCTACATCTACCGAATCGTCATCGTTTATGGCAATGTCATAGTTGGCACTCGGAGCAGCCACACCATCGGGTACAGTAATAGCCCCGATTAATTTTCCATCATATGGATAGGTCGTTGTCCCGCTCACCGCTCCAGTTGCACTATCGCTTATCCATGCAGCCTTGATTTTCTTGACACTGGAATGTCTTATCTCTGTAAAGACCATCGCTGAACCTGCCATATTCACCTCCTGTTTAACTGAGGGGTGGGATTACCCCACCCCTACAGGTTATGCCGCCGTTATAGTGGCACCATCATCTATCGGAATATAGAACAGCGTCCACTTAATAGAACCCGCTACGCTACCTGCACAATCAAGGTCAAGAGTTCCCGTTTGCATGATAACCCCGTGGGGTCCCATCGTTTGAACCGCACCCTTATGAGCAACCAGTAAACCATCCCCGGGTGTACCCGTGATGGATAAAAGGTCGCCCACATCACAAGTGTCGATATCAACTGCGGTGCATAAATCAGTATCGGCGGCGGTTGCGACAGTAGGGTTTGCGGTCAATTTAGTAGCATTGGCTCCGCCGATTGCTACTGTAACCTCACCCACTATTGCAGTCATTAAAACCCTGCCGCCTGCAATATTGTAAATAGCTCCCGCCGTTCCCTGTGGCAAAGTAGCGGTGGCTCGGTCAACCTTCTTCCCAAGAAGAAGTTTCCTTAATGCCTTCCCTGCGATATAGTCGCTCATACTTTCACCTCCTGAAATTATTTGGGGGCTTTAGCCCGCCCCCGTAGGTTAGTCAACTATGGCTGATGGCGGTGTCGCCTGTTGATAACGCTCACACAAGTAATACATAGCCGATGTGATATTAGTGGCATCGGAAGCACCTGTTTTCACCGTGATGCAGTCAAACCCATTAGCTATATCGAGCGTTGATGGGTCAATCTGGAAGACGACTACTTTATGCTTCTGAGCCGCTGAGGTCGTAAAACTCACCGCATCCGTCTGGCGAACCAGAGCATCCGATGCCGCACAATCCTCATCTGCCCATATTGGCACCGTGACAGTAATTGCCTTACTGCCGGTCGGAGCAACGGCTGAAGCCTGCTCAATAGTTATGGCTACTGTATTGACAGCAGCCTGTGCTATATGGACAACCACATAAGCTCGGTGTACATTCTTCAGCGATACATAATCGCCCGTGATGCCCGCCCCCGCCTGTGGAGTAATCGCCTCCACTATTTTTGTTACTTCTGGTAAACAAATATCCACTTTTTGCCTCCTTTGATTTATTTAAAATCAGCTCCTGGTTTCCAGAACCACGAACGGACTCAGGGTGTTGCTTCCCTTGTATGGGGTTCTGGCCGAAGCCCATCTCGGCTGCCCATCTATACGATAGACGAAGCGGAATGTAGTTTCGTCATAAATAAATCTAACATGAATAGATGAAGCTGTCTGTATTCCGCCCTTGTCGGCCAGTACATACTTAGAAAGGTCGGCCAGGATTATATCTCCCGTCGTGCCCAGTGTCTGGCACTGCTCAATGGGAATTACTGGTCTGCCCATCAATTTAGCGTAAGGCGAATCGGAAAGCCCGTTGGCTGGCATATAAACTGGTATCCCGCCAGTGCCCACCGCTAGGCTCATGGTATAAAGCTGTGGCTCTATGTCCTGGTTAATGAACCAGACCGCATTTTTCCGGCTCTTGGCCCACATTCTCGCCCACATCTTTATGATATTCTCAGTTAGGATAGTCGTTGCTGGCTGTCCTGCTTCCTTGGAAACAGTTACTAGACACCCAGAGTTCATTATCCCCAATGGCTGTCCTACACCAGTGCCGTTGATAATGACATCGTCAATCATAAAACCAAACTCGTCAATGAACCAACTAGATACCTCTGACTCTAAGAATGTCACATCCTGCAAAAGTTCGTCAGTTGCAACATACCGACCAGCCAACTTATTGAGTTCAAGTTTGATTTGACGAATCTTCGGCTTGCTGGCTTCCTTTTCTGCAGCCTCTGATATCCAATATACTTGCAATCCACCATAACGAGAACCAGTAGCACGAGAGGTTTCATCTATTGCATTTATCTTCATACTATTGGATTTAGCACTGATAACTCGCTTATCACAGCGATTTGCCAACACTCCAGTCTCATATGTCTCCTTTAACAATCCAGGAACAAAATCGGTTTGCACCAGAAAGCCTCCCTCAGATGGCATCCCTTCAGATAGCCCGGTTGCTCTCTGGGTAAGCCTTGAATCTATTTTCCCACCGGCCTTACCAGCCTCAACTACGGCCATCAACTGCTCACCCAAGCTCCTGAAGCCCGTTGCTTCGTTAGCCTCCTGTGGGTCGGGCTTGGTCGGCTCCTTTCTCATAGCCTCAATCTCTGGCTGTAAGCCTTTAAGCTGCACATAGTTGTTGCGTTCCCTTTCCAGTTTACCTTTACGCTCTATTAGCTCTTCCAGCTTTTGACTCTCCTCATCGGTAGTGTCCCGCTTCTCAGCTTCAGCCTTCTCAATAATGGCAATCCCTTCGGTTCTTGCCTCATCTATCTTGGCTTGGTATTCAAGATATTTTTCCACTTGTTACCTCCTTATTTATTGGCTTGCTAACTTCCAACCGCATACGTTGTATTTCCAGGCGCCCAACATACCCCTCATCGGGAGCACCCTGGCCGTCCAAACTGGGAAGGCAGCTATTCAATATATCGATAGCTTGTCTAACTATCGTTACATCTTCATCGTTTGTTGCCGTTTTCTTCTCCAAAACTACGGCCAATCTATTTATATCTAATCCAGCTTCTTCAAAAAGTGACCTTACTTTCACATCCGTCTGTGGATAGGCTGGATATGTAACTGGCGATACATCGAATAAATCGACTTCCTCCAATGTCCTTACACTTTCCTTTTTATCTTGATTCTCCCATGAATCCTTGATGGTCTTAAAAGCAAAAGACATCTGAGTAATATCGCCCCGCTCGATAGAAACCATTAAATCTCTGGCGTAGCTGGTGTCTGGCGGGTCAATCTCAATAGCCAACCCTCTCTCATCTTCCTCCAAGGTCAGCGTTCCCGCCTTATTCCGGCCGAGAACATAATTAGGGTCATGGTTGAATAAAGCCCTGATATCCGACTTTTTAATAGTCTTGGCAAAGGCTCCGGATACTATCTTCTCTCGAAACCCGCCTAAATCTTCTGACAGCTTATCGAATACGGCGGCATGTCCTTTTATTTTAGGTTTATCATCCTCCGACCTGACCTCGATATCATCAAGAGTAAATGTTCTTACCTCTCGTTCTTTGTTCATAGCTTTTCCCTCCGTTGAATCGGTAATCTCTGCATCTTCAGGAGACCATGCAGTCAAATCAATAACATTTGCATTGCCATCTTCAAGGGATTTCTTCTCCTTATGCTCCTTCACCCATTTCTTGGCCTTCTCCATCGTCCATCCTTTTTCCTTCAGGAATAAATAGGTGGCAACCTTCTTCTCCTTCCCACAGTACAAAGCCTTTATCCCTTCATCCTTGGAGATATCTATCGTCGCCGTAATATCGCACTCTACTACTGGTATCCTTATGTACTTATCGGTTTCCTCTGGCATGATTTACCTCCCTGTCAATCTAAACAAATTTTCAGGATTAAAATTATAAAAGGTATTATGCCTATCAGGATTATGCCTCCAATTGGCACTCCCATTTTTATAGCAACTTTAGGATTTCTCGGTGGATACATAATCTA